ACGTGGCATTTAACAAAACCACGGGGGGCAGCCTGAAAAACAAAGAGGCGACCGAGCATTCCGACAGCTTCCAAATTATGTCTATCAAGCAAACGCTGGCAGGCAAAGAAATTCTGTTTGTGGACGTGCTTGCGAATATCTACCGCGTAAACGGTCAAGATGTGTTGCAAAAATACCGCACTAATATCGGGCAATAGATTTCTTTAAATCAGTTTAAAAGCCGTTTAAACCCCATTTAAGTAAACTCCTTTGTGAAAGTTAAACAACATACTCACAAAGGAGTTTTTTATGTCTGACGTTATTGTCGCCCTCGATTTCCCGATTCAAGATGGGGAAGGTAAAACCATCACTGAATTAAAAATACGACGTCCAAAAGCGAAAGATATTCGCAAAATGAAAGGTAGTACAGATATTGAGCAAAGTATTAGCCTGCTTTCAATCGTGACAGGTTTAGTGCCTGAAGATTTAGATGAGTTGGATATTGCCGACTTCAAACGTGCGGCAGAAGTGGTCGAAAAAATGCAAAAGGGGAAGTTGAACTTGCCACACTCGACGCAGCCTTAGCAGACTTGGCGTTTTGGTTTGGGTTTTCCCATTCTGATTTGGAAGAAATGATGCTTGATGATATTGAACGGTGGCTCACTCAAGCCCAACGGCAGATAAAAGCCAATTACACGAAAGCCGCTATTTAAGCGGCTTTGTTATTATGGTTTTGAAAGTAGATTACTCAATTTTTGCAAAATGACTAATCTACCAGTAAAAATTCGATAAAAGAAGATAAAACCTGCTCCAATAATTTCCCAAAGGACCACCCAAGCAAATATGGCTAAAGCAATTTGCAAGCCACTTAAATCATTCCAAGCAAATGATAAAAATGAATAAAGCGTGTAGGCAAAGCCAATAACAGCAAACAGCACAACTGCGCTTTCAATGAAATCAAATTCAGATGTTTTGCTTTTCATATTTACCCCCCTTTCTTGATAAGGACACTATAAACAATGTCATCAAATCTTGCAATTAGTTTAGTGATCGGTGCTTCTGTCGGCGGTGCGATAGCTGGTATTAAGAGCTTGAGAAATGAGTTTAAGATCTTTAGAGACCAAACTCAAGGAATAAAAGCCAGAATGGGATCACTTGGTCTTAATGCTGTAAAAGGTTTTATGTCGCTTGGGTCTATGGCAACTGCTGTTGGCACATCGATTACATCAATGGCACAGCCTGCAATTAAATTTGAAAGTGCAATGGCTGATGTGAAAAAAGTTGTTGATTTTAAAACTCCTGAAGGCTTCAAAAATCTTTCAAAGGACATTCTAGAGCTTACTTGAACATTACCGATGACCGCAGAAGAGCTTGCCGCAATTACTGCTTCAGGTGGTCAATTAGGTGTTGCAGAACAAGATTTGAAAGAATTTACTACAACCATAGCCAAAATGTCGGTCGCCTTTGATATGTCGGCAGAACAAAGTGGCGACTCAATGGCAAAACTTGCTAATGTGTACAAAATCCCGATCAGTAAAATTGGCGACTTAGGAGACGCTATCAATGAGTTGTCGAATAGTTCGCCTGCTAAAGCATCTGATATTGTAAACACGCTGGGGCGTATTGCTGGTGTATCTAAAGATTTTGGTTTAACTGAAAATGCCGCAGCTGCTTTAGCCAATACCTTTATTTCATTAGGTAAATCGCCAGAAGTAGCAAGTACCGCAATCAATGGAATGCTGACTTCACTTAATACCGCAGACAAAGGTGGCAAAAAATTCCAAGCAGCACTAAAAGAAGTGGGTATTTCTGCTAAACAACTGAAAAAGAACATTGCCAAAGATGGACAAGGAGCGATTGTTGATTTCTTAAAACGTGTCGAAAAATTACCAAAAGCCAAACGAACAGGCGTATTGGTTGATTTATTTGGTAAAGAATATGCGGACGATGTGTCTTCGATTGCAGGTAATGTAGATTTGCTTGAAAAAAGCATTAAAACCTTGCAAGACACCGATGAAAACGGCAAACCTAAATATCTAGGGTCAATGGAAAAGGAGTTTGCTGCTCGTAGTGCAACAACTGAAAACAATCTTCAATTACTAAAAAACGGATTTAATGAAATTGGCATTACGCTTGGTTCTTCTTTATTACCTATTATCAATAATGTAGTCAATGCGGTTAAACCTTTAGTGCATAGTTTTTCTGATTGGATCGCCAAAAATCCAACTTATGTGGAATGGGGGTTACAATTCGGTGGTGCATTGATTGGTTTAGTTGGCGGCATTATCGCACTCAAATCAACTCTAAGTTTAACATTGGCAGCAATCTTGCCATTTTGGGCTGTGGCTAAAAAAACATTTGGTATTTTCAAACTTTTATCGCCTGTTTTAACTTTTGCGTCTAAAGCATTTTTATTCTTAGGTGGAATAGTTGGTAAATCACTGCTTTTCACATTCAATAAACTATTAGTCGGCATTGGTTATTTAATTGGTTATACCATTAGGAGTGTGATGTTTGTTGCTAGATTGGGGCAAACTTTAGCAGGAGTATTATTCAAAGGTCTAATGATTGCAGGTAAAGGTATTTTATTTGTTGGTCGGGCTTTAGTAACCAATTTGATTAGCTTTATTGGTAAAACGGCGGTATTCGCAGCAAGATTAGGGCAACTTTTGGCAGGTGCTTTATTTAAAGGCTTAATGTTAGCAGGCAAAGGGATCTTATTTGTCGGTCGAGCATTACTTACTACACCGATAGGATTATTGATCACAGGTATTGCCGTTGGTTCATTTCTAATCTATCAATACTGGGAACCGATTTCTGCGTGGTTTAGAAAGAAATGGGCTGCCGTGTCAAGTATTTTCTCATCGGCTTGGACGGGGATCAGTAATTATTGCTCGGAAGCATGGGCGAACATTACCAATTTCTTCGGCTCAAGCATTGGCAATATTACCGCAACTATTCTGAATTGGTCGCCACTCGGTTTATTCCAGCAAGTATTTTCTACCGTGTTGTCGTGGTTTGGGATTGATTTACCAAGTAAGTTTACCGAATTTGGTTCTAACCTTATCAACGGCTTAGTCAATGGTATTCGCAATGCGTGGGACGGCGCGAAAGAATGGGTTATTAGTCTAGGACAATCTATCAAAGGTTGGTTTACTGGCGAAATGAAGATCCATTCTCCTTCGCGTGTGTTTAAGGACTATGGTGTGAACTTGGTGGAAGGTTTGGCCATCGGCATGAATAAATCCCTTCCGATGGCTGAAGACGCTTCCGACAATCTTTCAAGTGCGGTCGGTTTAAACGGCGTTTCACACAATACCGGGTTACTTACGAACTATCAACCGTTAAACCGTGCAGAAGTTATGTCATCGGAAACCACACAAGCCCAAGGCATTACGGTGCATTTTAGTCCGACTATTCAACTTAATGGAAATCAAGGCAAAGATGATATTTTAAATGACCTTCAACAGGGGCTAAATATGACTTTAACCGAACTTAAACGTTTAATTATTGATACAGTCAATCGTGAAAATGATCAATATAGACGGAGAGCTTACTAATGTATTTTATGCTAGGTAATATCGCCTTTGAGCCTGTCAATTTGACCGATTTTTCTGAAACCCATTCTGCGGATTTTGCCGAACACGCGGTGCTCAAAGGCAAGCCAAAACTGCAAGCGATGGGCGAGAAACTGACAGATTTATCCTTTGCTATTCGACTACACCACAAAATCGGCGGTGTGGAAAGTCGCTATCAATCGCTACTTTCGGCAAAAGCCAAGCAAGACGCCCTTGCCTTGATGTGGGGTTCAAAATACAAAGGCAATTTTGTGATCACCGATATTTCATCGACCACACTTTTCACGGACGGCAAAGGCAATGCGTTGGCACGTGAGATGAATATCAGCCTGAAAGAATTTGTCGGCAATGGGCAAGCGGGCTTGCTCGGTGCGGCGTTGAATGTAGGCGGTAAATCTTTGCTCGGTTCGATTTTGCCGCAAGGCTTAGCCAACACACTTTCAACTGTGAAAAGTGCGGTTAGCCGTGGCGTGGAACTCTACAACCAAGGCAAACGTGCGGTGGACGAAGTTCGCAACACCGTTGCAGTAGTTCGCCAGTTGGCACACGACCCCGCGTCCGCATTGGCGTATTTGCCGAGTACGCTTGCTAATTTAGACAACGCCTTGGGTGGTTTTGGCGAACTGGTCGGAATGCAATCTGCTTTTGAGAGCGTTCGCCAGTATCTGCCTGCCATTAGCGAATTTAGCCGTGATGTGTCTGCGGTATATGATGATTTGCAAATAATGAAACAGAGTTTCAGTCGGGCGTCTGCTGATAGCGAATGGAATAACTGGTTTACGCCTGCCGATAATGCTTTAACTGAAATCAATGAGCGGCTGGATAATTCCGCAAATTCAGTGGCCAAAATGACCGCTTGGATCGTATTGCGTGAAGATGAAAACGTGGAGATTTTGAATGACCCAAACCGTACTTAAACATACCGTCAAACAAGGCGAACGCTGGGATAACCTTGCCTATTATTACTATGGCGACGCACTGGAATATGCTCGCATCATTAGAGCCAATCCACATATCAGTTTTTGTGAAGTGTTGCCTACTGGGGCGACTGTATTTATTCCTGTGCTAAATGTGAAGCCGACCCAAAACGAAAATTTACCGCCGTGGTTAAGAGGAAATAATGAGTAAAGTCCAAACGCCCGATTTTTCGCTTTTTTACGAGAAAACCAACATTACCGCTGATATTGAGCCGTCTTTGCTGGAATTGACCTACACTGACTATCTCGAAGGGCAATCAGACGAACTCTCTGTGCAGTTTGAAGACATCAACGGCAAGTGGATTCGCCAGTGGTTTCCCACACAAGGTGACAAGCTGAAGGCAGCGATTGGCTATCAGGGCGAGCCGTTAGTCGAAATTGGGGCATTTGAGATTGATGAGGTGGAATACAGCTATCACCCGTCTAGCATTACCTTGCGAGCCTTATCCACTGGCATTAGCAAAGCTAACCGCACGCTTAAACCAAAAGCCTACGAGAACACCACGCTCGCCCAAGTGGTGGCAGCGGTGGCAAATCGCTTGAAACTCAAAGTGGTGGGCAAAATTCGCCACATTCCGATTAAACGCATTACCCAATATCAAGAGCGTGATGTGGAATTTCTTGCCCGCCTTGCCCGTGAATATCATCACAGTTTCAAGATTGTGGGCAATCAACTGGTGTTTACCGATAAAGATGAACTCGGGCAAAGCGAACCCGTAGTCGTACTCGATGAAAGCGAATGTATTAGCTTGCGACTTCGAGATCGGATTAAAGATACAGCAAAGCAAGTGGAAATCAAAGGATTTGATACAAGCGGTAAAAAAGTGGTGAAAAAAAGCAAAAAAGCCACCGCACTTCGCCCGAAAATGAAGCAAGCACAGGCAGCAAGTGGCGATACGCTCAAAATTACTACCCGAGGTGAAAGCCAAGAACAGATTGATGCCAGAGGCGATGCAGCATTAAGCGAGCAAAACGAAGACCAAAGTGCAGGCGATATTACCCTGATTGGCAACCCCAAACTGGTGGCAGGTTCAACCATTATGTTTAAAAATTTGGGCATATTTTCGGGCAAATACTTAATCAAACAATCACGCCACACCTTTAATAAACAGGGCTACACCACCAGCATCGAGGTGCGAATGTTGGAATTTATTCCCGATGATTTGATGACTTTAGGCATGGAGATGACGAATGCAAACTCATAATTTTGGTGCGACCTATCAAGAAGGCATTGTGTCGGCAATCGACCCAAAAAGCCACAAAGTGCGGTGTAAAATTCCTGCATTGGAAGATTTAGAAACTGCGTGGCTCTCTTTCCTCACGCCAAACGCAGGCGGAAACCAGTTTTACTGCTTGCCTGACGTGGGAGAATTGGTGGCGATTTTACTTGATGCACGTGGCGAAGTTGGTTGCGTGTTGGGGGCGATTTATAACGAGCAAGACAGAACGCCAGTGCAAGATGGCGACATTTGGTTCAAAAAATTTAAAAACGGCACAACTATTGCCCACGACCGTAAATCGGGCGATTTAACTATTCATACCAGCGGTAAAGTTATCGTCAATAATTGCGAAGTGGAAGTGAACAACGGCAATGTCAGGGTGAACGGTGGCGATGTAATCGCAGACGGTATTTCGCTGAAAAATCATAAACACCTTGAACAAGGCGATGGTAAGCTCACTTCTCCGTCAAAATCTTAGAATCTTTGACCGCACTTTTCTTTAAATCAGTTTAAAAGCCCTCCTTCACATAGCCTTGTATCATCAAGGCTATGAATACAAATCCGATACACTCAACCCACTGGCAACTTGCACCGAATCTTAACGAGCAGGCGGTGCAAGGCATTGATGATATTCATCAGTGCATTGCTAACATTCTCAATACCCTCAAAGGCACGGATATTCTTCGCCCTGAATTTGGCTCGGATCATTTTCAATATATTGACCAGCCCGAAGATGTCGCCCTGCCGAATATGGTGCGTGAAATCACGATTGCCCTACAACGATGGGAAAACCGCATAGAAGTCGAAAGTGTGCAAATCAGCGGACAAGCTCCGCATTTTGAATTGTTGATTTTCTGGACTTTAGTGGACGATGTATATCGGGAACTTTATCAGACACAGGTGGTGCAATGAGAAAAGAAGATGTGAAAATTGTCTCCGATGATATTAAGCAAATTTTAGCGGACGCCATTGCCGACTACGAGCAGCACACAGGTAAAACATTGCAACCTGCCCACATTGAACGCTCTATTATTCAATCTTACGCCTACCGCGAAATGCTGGTGCGACAAGGCATTAACCATGCTTTTTTGCAAACCTTCCCGCAATTTGCCACAGGGCTTGCTTTAGATTTATGCGGTGAGCCGATGGGCTGTTATCGCTTATCTGACCAAGCAGCAGACGTCACGTTGCGATTTAGTATCGCAGGGTCGCATTCGGCAATCGTGATTCCGCAAGGCACTTTGGTTGCCGCGACTGATAGCTTGCTCTTTGCAACTCAAACAGAAGTGCGCATTAATCCCACCGAACAATATGTGGATGTTTCAGCCCTTTGCCAAACCACAGGCGAAAGCGGCAATGGCTGGCAAATTGGGCAAATCAAAACGCTCAAAAGCGAACTGCCTACAGGCGTAAGCGTTTCTAACATTGACGTATCGGCAAACGGCATTGGAACCGAAAGCGATGACGCCTACCGCAAGCGGATTTTGCTTGCGCCTGAAGCTTTTACCACTTGCGGTTCAGTTGCCGCTTACGAATATCACACTCGTAGCGTGTCGCAAGTGATTTCTGATGTGGCGATTTCCACCCCTCAAGGCGGCACGGTCAAAGTCACGGTATTGACCAAGCACGGACTGCCGTCTGAGATTTTGCAGGAAAAAATTCGCCATTACATCAGTGGCGAAAAACGCCGACCGCTGTGCGACACCGTGATTGTGGCCGCGCCTGAACGCAAAAGCTATCGTGTGGTTGCTAACTTAGATTTGCTCGCTACCGTCGCCGAAAATGAAGTGAAAGCCAAAGCCGAAACCGCTTTGCGAACCTATCTTTCATCACGCACGCAAAAATTGGGGCTGGACATCGTACCTCTCGATATTCAAAGCGTACTGAAAGTCGCAGGCGTGTATAACGTGCATTTGGCAAGCCCACAACTTACTGAGCTCACGCCTGAACAATGGGCAGAATGCGAAAGCATCACGATAAACATCAACGCAGGGCGAAAAGATGGCTAAGTTGCAATATCCCAGCATTATTGAAACGTCTGAAAAATTCACCGCACTTGCCGACCTTGGCAAGCGGTTAAATTTGCTGGATAAATCACAAATTATGACCAGTTTTGTGGATTTAGTCCCTGTGGCATTTTTGGAGCTGCTTGCCGAAAAATGGAGTGTGACAGGTTATGACGGCTGGTTGCTTGCCGAAAGTGTAGAAGCCAAACGGAAACTCATCAAGCGAGCTGTCGAACTGCACCGCTACAAAGGCACGCCGTGGGCAATGCGAGAAATTATTCGCCAGCTGGGCTTTGGCGAAGTGGAGATTATTGAAGGCTTGTTTGACAAACGTCGCGACGGTTCATTTATCCGAGATAGCACTTACTACCACGGCGACCGTTCAAAATGGGCGCATTACCGCGTGATTTTGCAACAAGCTATCACCAATGACCAAGCCGATTTACTGCGTAAGACCTTGCATGTGTTCGCACCAGCTCGCTGTGTGTTAGCGAGCTTAGACTACCGTCAAGCCGCACTTCGGCACAACGGTATGGCAATGCGTAACGGCAGATTTAATCGTGGCACAGCTTAATTCAAAAAGGAAACAAAATGGCAAATTTAACCTTAACCCGACAATGGGTGGAAAACATCTATCAATTGGAAACATCCGACCCTGTAATGGGCGGGCCAGACGGTATTGATAATCGCCAAGCCAAAGAGCTAGGGGCGAGAACCAATTATCTAAAAGACCAAGTGGATGAAATCAACCAAGACCGCACAGGCTACGCCCCAAAAGCCAGTCCTGCATTCACTGGCATCCCTACCGCGCCTACAGCTGTATTAGGCACAAACAACACACAAATCGCCACAACCGCATTTGTGAAAACGGCGATTGCTGCATTGGTGGGTTCTGCACCTGCTGCATTAGACACGTTGGAAGAATTAGCCCGCGCGTTAGCAGGCGATGCAAACTTAAAAGCGACGTTGCTTGCTGAAATCGGGAAAAAAGCGAACGCCACTGATTTTAATGCTTTACATGATTTATTTATTGGCATTCCTATTCCTCATCCACTCTCTACCATCCCAACAGGTTGCTTAGCTATGAACGGACAGCGATTTGATACTCGTCGTTATCCAAAATTGGCACAGATATATCCGTCAGGGCAATTACCAGACATGCGCGGTGAATTTATCCGTGGTTGGGATAATGGGCGAGGGGTGGATGGAAATCGGGCTTTATTAAGCGATCAAAAACCGAGCATTATGGCTATTGACAATAATATCGCCAATTTAGCTGCAACAGGTATCGTTATGTTAGATGATTCGACAGTTCAGCAAGCTGCACAACACGCTTCTGCCGATTTATTAAATAGAAATGATTACCCTAATGTTGGTTTTGTCTTGAATGCATTCAATGATACTGACACAAGAGATAAAGCAATCCAAGATAAATATACTGCGGCTTCAGGCGTTAGTAGAATTTTATCAACGCCAAGCTCAGCAAGGGGATGGGGAGCATTTGGTGTACGCCCACGCAACATCGCCTATTATTACATCTGCCTAGCCGAATAAGGAGTACAACATGACCGTAACATTTAATCAAGATGGCTTTGCCGAAACTAGCGGTGAAATCACCGTTTATTGTACTGACAACAACGGTATTTACAGCCACAGTGCCACCGAATATGTGAGCGAAGGCGGTAGCCTTTCCGCAGGCAGTTATTTAGATGCCCCACCACAATCGAAACAAGGCTTTGTCATTGTGCGAGCAGATAACAGTTGGCAATATCAATCCGACCATCGAGGGACCTATTACAGCAAAGAAACAGGCGAAAAAGTAGAACATACCGCACTGGGTGAATTGCCCGAAAATTTAACCGCACTTGCGCCACTTGCTGAACCATGCAAATGGAACGGTGCAGCATGGGTAAAAGATGAAGCGAAAATAGCTGATAAATTTACAAAAAACCAAACTCAATTTATCGCCAATATTGATGAGCACGCGGCAAAAATCTATAGCACTTGGACGAGATTTGAGAGCGAATATCGTGAACGCCAAGCCGCCGCAGAAGCGTTTAAAACCGCGAATTATGAGGGCGAGTGCAGTCGATATATCTCAGACTTTGCACAACGTGCAAGACTGGATAATAAGACCGCCACAAACCTGATTTTGACACAGGCGGCAGGCCTGGAAAAACTACAAATGGAGCTTGCCAATCAACGTATGCGCAAGTATGAGCTAAAACAACCCAATCTCACACTTGAACAAACACAAGCGTTCTATGACGACATAATCAATCAAATGGACCTACTGATGGAGGCATATCAAAATGGCTAAGGTTTATTTGGCGATGTACAAACACAAACGTGATTGGCGAAAAGAGCCCGTCAAAGCCATCGCTGACCGTATTACTCGATTTTTCACTAAGGGGAAATACTCGCACTGCGAGATTGCCATTGAGCGCATTGAGTTTGGTAACGGTCATCATTATGAGCATACAACAGTATATGACTGCTACTCCTCATCGGTACAAGATGGCGGGGTGCGTTGCAAACAGATTGATGTATCCGATAACACCAAATGGGATTTAATCCCACTCAACGATGTCACCGAGCAACAAATCAAAGCCTATTTTAACCGCACTTCTGGCAAAAAATATGATTGGTGGGGTGCGTTAGGGATTGTGCTTGGCATCAAACAAAAACGCTCAAAATATTTTTGTAGTGAGTGGTGCTTTAACGCAATTTATAACAGAGATGAAGGTTGGCGATTTAGCCCAAATCAACTTTCTGCAATGGTGCGTACCAATGGATAAAACAACGATTAACCTTTACCGTGGCGATGACGAGGAATGTATTGTTCGTCTGTTTGAGAAGCTGCCAGATAAAACATTAAAACCTCTCGATTTGAGTGATATAGCGCGCTTTGATTTGTGGGCTAAAGTCAGAAACACCCCAGTGCTAACACTATCATCAACAACAGGTGAAATCGAAGTTATAGATGCTCAAGGCGGTGTTATTAAGCTTAATATTAACCACGACTTAACTAAGGAGGCAACATGGACAAAGGCTGATTATGATTTACAAACAATAACAGACACTGGGCGCATAAAAACGCTGATTAAAGATGGCAAAATTTATATGCAGTTAGACATCACACCTCCAATAGATACGACACAATGAGCGAAATGATAGCAACTATTGAGCAACCACAAGAAATTGTCGCGGTAGTTGAGGCAGGCACTACATCAGCTGGCTCATCGTCACTAGCAGCATATAATGCAGCATTACTTAAGATCTACAAGCAAGCTAAAGAGGACTACAAAAATGGGAAAAACAGAAATTAACCAACAAGACCAAGGATTTGCCTATCAAGTTGGCAAAGACATTGCTCAATTACAAGAGGCTGTGGCAGTATTACAAGCCGTGGCTGCCCCTTCCAACATTGCACCAAAAACTCAATGGGTACAGAAAGTGACGGCTAAACCAGGTACGGTTTTTGGCGGGATGGTAAAAATCAAAGTCAATCCTAACCTGGTCAACAAAATTTGTGCTGTTAAGTTAGGGGATTATTCGCCGACATTTGAACAGTTGGGCGAATATTTTGAAACACCCAAAAATGAAGATGCTTTCCCAATTTATTTTGTTGCCCTTGCAGACCAACATGAGCATGTGGATTTTGAGACTGAGGTGGAGTGATATTGAATTAAAGGAGAATTTAATGTTTGAAAGCATAAATAAAATGCAGACAATCTCGGCAAGCAAGCAAGCAAGCAAGCAAGCAAGCAAGCAAGCAAGCAAGCAAGCAAGCAAGCAAAGTGTAGTACAATTTAAACAAGCCCCGCTACCTTTTGTGGGGCAAAAACGAATGTTTTTGAAACATTTTGAGACGATTCTCAACGAAAATATCAAAGGCGATGGAGAGGGCTGGACGATTATTGATACCTTTGGCGGTAGTGGTTTATTGAGTCACGCGGCTAAACGGTTAAAACCGAAAGCCCGCGTAATCTACAATGATTTTGACGGCTATGCGGAAAGGCTCGCTCATATTGACGACATCAACGCCTTGCGTTCACAACTTTTTACTGTTGTTGGCAACGCTACGCCAAAAAACAAACAAATGCCAAAGGAATTAAAAGCAGAATGTGTCAAAATCATTCAAGCGTTTGACGGATACAAAGATCTGAATTGCTTGGCGAGTTGGTTACTGTTTAGCGGTCAGCAAGTAGCGACCATTGATGAGCTATTCCAAAATGATTTCTGGCATTGTATTCGCCAGTCAGATTATCCAAAGGCGGATGGTTATTTGGATGGTGTAGAAATTGTGCAGGAGTCATTCCACACGTTGCTACCGAAATTTGCGGATAATCCCAAAGCGTTGTTTGTATTAGACCCGCCTTATCTCTGCACCAGACAAGAAAGTTACAAGCAAGCTACGTATTTTGACTTGATTGACTTTTTGCGATTGGTCAATATTACACGACCACCTTATATATTCTTCAGTTCAACAAAGTCGGAATTTGTGCGGTTTATTGAGTATATGGTCGATGATAAAGTACATAATTGGCAAACCTTTGATAATGCGCAACGAATTGTAGTCAATGCGTCAGCAAGTTATTCAGGCAAGTATGAGGATAATATGGTTTACAAGTTCTAAACTGTAAAATTTAAACGCCCTTTAATGATGATTTAAAGGGCGTTTTGTTTCTCAAATTTAGCGAATTTTAACCGCTAAAAATGGGAATTAGTTAAAATTTCAGATTTCGCATTTTTTTTAATTTAAAATAGCATTATTATAGCCCTGTAACTTTTTTAATTTCGGAAAAATGTGTATAGTTTCGGAAATTACAGGCGTTATAGATTTTTAATAGTATGATTTTATTTATAAAATTTTGGTGTTTTGAAATTTGTACGTTTTGACTTCAAACGCGCGTAATTTGTATTAATACGATTTTATAGCTCGTCAAATTTGGCGGGCTTTTTTGTTTTTTCTAAATAGTTATTTCTCATAATATTTTATTTAATAAAGCAAACGTTCATGAATGTAACGATTTGTAAATGTTGACTAAATTATTTGGAATAATGCTAATCAGATCTTGGATCTCAGTACTTGCAATAAAAGTGAGTGACAAATTCTAATCCTTTAGATGAAAATGCTGATCCTATTACTAAATATGCAGATGGTTTACCTGCTGATTCTTTAGATCCTGCGGATATTATTACAAATTTAATCAACCCCGCTGCGAAACCAGATAAAAAAGGAAATACAGCTACGCTTGGTAATATCAAAAATAATTTACCAACGGTAGATGATGCAAACAAAACTGCAGCTGATAAGAATGGGGAGATTTTAGTTGGAAAAGATAATAAGGCAGCACCAATTACAGCGGAAGAGGTGGCTAATATTGCTAATTCAACATCAGGTAATAATGCAGCAACGGTATCAGATGTATTGAATGCAGGCTGGAATTTACAAAATAATGGTGAAGCACGTGATTTTGTAAAACCTTATGATACTGTTAACTTTGTTGATGGCAAAGGCACTAAAGTAGTGGTAGAAACTGCGCCAAACGGTACGACAAGCAATGTGAAGTTTGACATTGATACAGGCAGCATCACCAATAATGCTGATGGTAGCATTCAAGGCCCAGTTACGCCACAGATGACTAAAGCATTAAAGGATGCAAAAGAAACATTAAAAAGTTTACCAACTACTGCACCAGCAGCAGTACGTAAGGCCGCTGAACAAGCAGTTGCAGACGCTGAAAATAATATTGCAAATGTTGCAAATAAAGTGGCGACTGCACAAGATGTCGCAAATGCTATTAACAATTCGGGCTTTACATTGACGACTTCTGCAAATGGTGGGGAGAAAATCTCTGGAACTCCAGAAATGATTAATCCAGGCAAAAAAGTTGAAATGGTTGCAGGTAAAAATATGACCGTGAAACAAGAGTCTAATGGTAAAGTGACTTACGCAACGGCTTCTAATGTAAACTTTGACAGTGTTCAGTTTGGTAATAATGGTCCTAAGATTACTAACAATGGTGGAAATATCAATGTTGGTACAGCGACAGGCGCACCGACTAAGATTACAGGCG